TTTATGTTGACTTTAAAAACCTAACTAACTGATAATCAATACTAAATGTTAAAATGTTAACTTTCTTTATATACAGACAAGCGTTTAAATAATAATAATAAAAGAGAGAGAGAGAGTATAGAGCAAATAACTCTACATTGTGTATGTAGTTATTATTTATATCTTTGTTTCAAATTAAATCAAATACAATGAATCAAGGATATTCGCCAAAGGACTTAGAGTTCGGCACAGAGGGTAGAGACAAGCTCATATCCGGCATCACAAAAATTTCTAAAGCAGTAAAGAGTACGTTAGGGCCTATGGGTAACACTGTGCTCATAGAGTCACCGGACCACACTCACGGCATTACGGTAACGAAAGACGGAGTAACAGTAGCGAAATCAATTAGTCTAATGGACCCTATTGAGAACCTTGCGGTTCGTATGATGAGGGAAGCGGCAGATAGGACAGCCACCTCAGCGGGTGATGGGACAACGACAGCGATAGTGTTAACAGAGGCACTTGTAAAAGCAGGTACTGAGATTATGAAAGATTGTAACAGAACAGAGGTTCTTCGTATGCTTGTAGAGAAAACGAAAGAGGTAGTAGAGGGTTTAAAGAAAATGTCAAAGAATGTAGATTCGAAAACGCTTAGGGACGTTGCGATTATATCAGCGAACAACGACAAAAGCATCGGGGATACCATAGCAGACGTATACGAAAAAGTTGGCAAGGACGGTATTGTTACAGTTGAAAGGTCACAGACATCAGACACCTACTATGAGACTACCAATGGTATAAAGGTAGACAGGGGGTACATGACTGAACTGTTTGTAAATGACCAAAGAAAAGATGAGAGTGTCCTTGACGACACTTACATTATGGTGTCAGATGCAGAGGTTAATAACATCCTACAGATAGAGAATATTTTAAAACCAATTATAAACGAGAACAAAAAGCTATTGATTATTGCACCGTGTTCTACTCAAGTAGTTAATACTTTAGCTGCGAATGTAATGAAGAACAATTTAAAGTTATGTGCTATACAGCCACCTAACTTCGGATACCGGCAGCATGAGTTGATGCAGGACATTGCTCTTAGTGTTGGTGCGACATACTTCTCTGAGAAGACAGGGGATGACTTGAGCCTAATTGAATTTAGCGATTTGGGTCATGCTTCCAAGGTGATAGTTGGAAGGGACTCAACGGTCATCCTCAAGGATGATAACGAAGACAATGATGAGACCATAAAGAAACGTGTTGAAGAACTAACTCATGCACATAGTCTCGCTAAGAAAAAAGCAGACAAGGAATTTATACTTTCTCGTATAGCCTCACTAACAGGAGGTATAGGTGTCATCTATGTTGGTGGAAATACCGACCTTGAGCAGAAGGAACTGTATGACCGAGTAGATGATGCTGTGTGTGCAGTACGTTCAGCATTAGAGGAAGGAATACTACCGGGTGCAGGAGTAGCTCTTTACGATGAGGGTAAGAGAATATTGTCAGATAACGATAGTGATATTTCGAGTTCGAAAAAAATTGCTTACGCAATTTTAGTTACGGCACTTGCTACTCCTATGATGCAAATATTACATAACGCAGGTCTTAGCAAGGATGATGTAGAAACTCATAAGATTGGTGGCTCAATGGGTTACAATATAAAGACCGGTAAATTTGGAGACCTGTATAAGATGGGTGTCATTGACCCGTTGAAGGTAACCCGTAGTGCGTTGCAGAATGCAGTCAGTGTTGCGGTAACTATATTATCAACAGATGCCATTGTAACTATGGCACGTTCATACGAGAAGGAATGACACAAGTAGTATTAATAGTAGCAGCCTTTGTTGCGGCACTTGTAGTAGTGGCTAATAAAAAGTAAGGAAGACTTATGAGGGAAAGTATAATAAAGAGACTTATTGATGCGTATCCTAATGATGCAGACTTAGGTAAAAGTATTCGAGAGCTGTATAAGAAGCGGTTGTATAATCGAAGAACAATTATACGCTATGCTTTGTGGGGTGGCCTGTTCTACCTAGGTGTGGTAGGAGTTATAATATTGTTGGTGTTATTAAAAAGATTTGGATGAAACCTATTGGTAAATATATAATTGTAAGTTTAATAGAAGAGGAAGTAAAGACTGAATCCGGTTTGTTATTGTCTGCACAGGATGCAAGTGCGTTTAGGTATCACAAAGCTACAGTTGTAGAGTCGGGTACTGATGTGTCTATAATAAATGAAGGAGACATAATATATTTTGATAAGCGTCAGTGCTACACAATGATGATTGAAGGTGAGCAGTACACCATCATTCAAGAGCGCGATGTCGTTGTTGTTTTATAAACGCGTTCATTTCCTTTATCATATTCCTGTACACCTTATCTGTGTATGACACTTTAGTCTTGAACATAGGATTCTTAGATGGTGAGGTTGGTATCTCCTCACCGTTTAACTTTTTGTACACAGAGTTCAACAATCTTTTAGACTTGAATGAAAGCTGATACAATGCTTTTCGTTTACCATCGTTCTTTCTAAAAACTTCTATCCAACCATCTCTCCTTAGTTTGTCAAAACGATTCACACTCCAACTCAGCAGTTCATCAAATTCATCAAACTTATCCTTAGAAAAATAACCTTCTGTTTTTAAGAATAACAACATCTCAAGCTCTCCTTGAGTAATGTTGTATTTGGCTTTTACAAAGTAACGTACTACTCTCCAATACTTGAGATAATCATCAATAGGCATAAATTAAATTTTAGTAACTTTGTGTAAATATAGAAAAGTTATGGCTAAAGATTATAATAGTTATTCATTTAGAAACAAAGCGGTTGACAACATTCAATCAAGAACCAATACCGCTAATGACCCGGATGAAGAAAGAGAGAAGAGAAGACAAGCTAGAGCAAAAGCAAAAAGGCTTGAACAGAAAAAAAGAGAAGAACGGGTATCAAAAGGTCTAAAGCCTAACGAATCAAAAGTAGAGAAGAAGGTTCAAAAACTTCAGTCAAGGATTGATAGGATATCAAACGAAAAGGATGCAAGGCAGAAGAAGCAAAAGGAGAAGGGAGTAAGGGTAAAGACGAAGAAAGAGAAACTTCTTATGAAGCAGATAGATGCACCAAGACTAAAGAAGAAAGCAAAACCTACAAAGGGGGAAAGAAGTAGAGACAAAAATTCTAAAACCTCAACCAACCAAAATACAAAAACAGGCAACAGAGGTTCAAAATCAAAATCTCGTAATCTAAAAGAAAAAGTACCTGTGTTTCAGAAAATGAAAATAGGAGAGTCTTTAAAAGAATTAAAAGGGAAAAGAATAAAGTAAAAAATGTCTGATAAAGAAAAGAAAGAAAAGAAAGATGACAAGGACAAGGTTCCGTTCAAGAACAAGGTCATTGAGCGTCTTGAGCGTCTTGAGGATATGACTAAGGCTACTCGTGCAGAAAGGTTAGCAGAACGTAAGGCTAAAAGAGAAGCCAACAGGAAAAAACGTAGAGCAAGAAAGTCTCGTCCAAACATAAAAGGATTAGCAAAGTTTCAAGGATTTATGACTAAATAATGGCAAAGAGAGGCAGAGTAAAAAGTAAAGGCAACAAGATATGTCCTGCAGGCATAGCTTGGGCGAAGAGAACCTTCGACAAGTATCCAAGCGCGTATGCTAATCTTGCTGCAAGTAAATATTGCAAGGACCCTAATTACGCAAAAAAATCAAAAGGGAAAAAATAATGGATGCTAAAAAGTTAAAACAAATTTCAGCAGAGCTAAAGAAAGCATCTGCAATGCACAAAGGTCAAGCTGCAAAGATTGACAAAATGCTTAAGTCATTAAAGAAAAAGAAATGAGTAAGTTAAGTAAAAAGCAAAGAAAGATTGCAAAAGCGGCAATGCCATTTGATAAGATTACAGCTCAAGATTTTAAAATTCTAAAACAAAGAAAAAATGCCAACAGTAAGTTATAGTTGTCCGGACACCGGAAAGAAAATGCAAAAGAAGTTTGCTTACAACGCAGTGGGTAAGGCACAGGCTGCTGAGTTTGCTAAGTTGATGAAAGGGTCATTGAAGAATAACCCAACAAAAAAAATGACTGAAACCGGTTATTAATGGGTGAGCTCAAGAAATGGCTTGACGAAGATTGGGTCCGTATAGGGACTGATGGGTCTATCAAGGGGGCTTGTGGTACAAGCAAAAATAAAAAGAACCCCGATAGATGCTTACCTCGTAAGAAGGCTATGAGCATGACCAAAGCTGAGCGTGCAAGGACTGCAAGAAAAAAGAAGCGTGGAGGAAGCAAGGGTAAACAGTTTGTCTCTAATACCAAAGCGGGAAGAGTAACAAGAAAATACACCAAAAGATAATGGCTGAGAAAAGCAGAATGAAGTGTAACAGGGTTGTCGCATCAGACAGACCCGGTAAGAAAAGAATGGTGAAAGCCTGTGAGGGTGGCAAGGAGAAGCTTATTCACTTTGGTGCTAAAGGTTATGGCCACAACTATTCTGCTGCAGCTCGCAAGTCATTCAAGGCACGCCACAAGTGTGGCACTGCAAAGTCAAAGTTGACTGCACGCTATTGGGCGTGTAAGAACTTGTGGGCAGGTAAAGGTGGCTCTACAAAGAGCTCACCAAAAAATCGTCAAGGAAAATATTAGTATATTTGTATAAATAAAAAACATTATGATGTACCGAATATCACAACCATTAGCACCGACTCAGTTCCCGGGGGATGACAAAAAAAAGAAGAAGAAGAAAAAAAGTGTTATGAACTACACAATGAAAGATTTGACACCTTCTCAAAAGAAAAAAATAGAAAGTGTTAATTTATCGGATTCTGCAAAACAAAAAGCTATAAATGCTTTTGTTAAACAAAATATAAAACCAAAAAACAACTAATCATGCAAGGATACAATTCACGACTCGATGAGTCATTAGGAGCAAAGAACGGAAAGAAGTCTCAGTCAATGAAGTCTCGTAGAGATGAGTCTAAGGCAATGTCTAAGAAGTATGACGGTCACGCTTACGGTGGAGACCACTCAATGTCTTACGAGCACAAGTGCATCAAGGACGGAAAAGTTCACGAACACTTAGGGAAGTTAATCCGTAAGTAATGGGCAAGGCTTTAGTATGGTTGGGAAATAAAATCATTTCCTTTGGCTTGACGTGTAAAAAAACTTGGAACAGTTTAATTAGTAAGTTAATGTTTAAAAACATATAACCATGAAATACAAAAGAGATTTAGCAAACCCCTTGGCGGTATCTATTAATCCGGGAGAGACTCCAAAGAAGCCTAGGAAGAAAAAGAAAATGAAAACGCAAAATCTTCAACAGGTTAATGTCCCTGCTGTTGGTAGATACACTGACGAAAAACAGTCTATCTCTAAAGCCAAGAAAAAAGCGAGAAACTTTTCAAAGAATGAAAACACCGGCTATGCTTCTAAGGTTACACCTAAGAAGGTAAAGACAACCACATATAAAGACGGAAAGAAAGTCAAAACCACTGTCGCAAAAGATGGTAAGTTTGTAACAAGAGGTAAAGAAGTTCGTAAAAGATATAGGGCAGATAAAAAAGAAGAAAGGTTAAAGAGGCGAATAGCAAAAAAAGCAGAGCGTAAACGAAGAAATAAAAATTAGCAATGGCCTATAAACGCAAACCGACTTTCAATCAACCTAGCCGAGGGCTTGGAGATAGTGTAGAGAAATTTACAAAAGCTACAGGCATAAAGACTGTGGTTAACAAAGTTTCTCAAGCATTAGGAGTTGAAGACTGTGGATGTGACGAGCGTAGAGATACTTTGAATAGAGTGTTCCCTTTTAAAACAAAATAAGACAATGCAGATTTCTATATCCATAGCAGTAAAGTGAAAAACACTAAATAAAAAAAACACTATCTTTGTAGTAACAAAAAAAAAATAAAAATGGCAACACCATCAAGTAACGAACAATTTGTCGGAATTGCTCCGAAAGTAGACCTAACTGAGAGAGGGTCAAATTTAACAAACGACAAGAGACAGATATATACATACGCTGAACTGTTAGCAGGAGCAAGAGGGGCAACCAACTTGGAAGAATCTACTACAACACCGGGCTTGTTTGCAGGCGTTTCAAAGATGACTCCTATGACCGTAGGGACTTTTGAATATGACGTATACAACCTAAAGGCTATCGCACAATTAAGACCTCAAGCTAGTTCCTTTGTTTTGCAGATTGGGGATATAGAGGTGTCACTTGGACAAAACATATTTTTCATCGCAAACAGAACAAACATAGAGGCTGTAGATTTTGCAGGAACAGGAGGATATGCCAATAACCCAATAAATTTTGGTGCAATGGTAGATGATAATACTGACGTAGCACGACCTATAGACACTTTATGCTATGTAAATCAAGACAACAACTATGGTTTGCCACCCGAAAATAACGGAATGTTTATTGTTGCAGAGGATAGTAATCCATTCGAGTGCGACGTGTACGTGGACATGGACTTTATTATTCCTGTAGGAAGTTCCGTAGAATTTACAATATCTTAAAAAATAAAAAATGCCAACAACAAACGAACAAGTATTAATATCAGTAAAAGACGAGCAAGGAACACTTCTTAGACCTGTTGAAGCAACATTTGCTGTAGAGTATAAATACAAAGATGAAGCAACTGCTGAGGTAGTTATGGAAGGAGACGTAAGAAGAGGAACGGTTTTAAGAACCACTGATTTTCCGTCTGCATCTGCTGAAAAAGAGTTAGAATTTTCTGAAATAAAGGTAACACCTAAAGCAGCTCCTTTTGAATTTTACAGTGCTAAAATCCGTAGGTTTGACTTTCAAATCCCTGTTAAAGATTCTGAAAAGGCAGGAGTGGATATGAAACTTGATTTTACAGGAATTAACAAGCCTAATAAAGAACAGATTCGTGCAACACTCGCTGATGCTGCACAAACTAAATTAAACGCAATACAAGCTAAAGCAAAAGGAAAAACCGCATAAATAAAAAACATGGCGTACCAAAAATTACAACCAAGCAGAGCATTAGCTGTCATTAAGAGCGATGATGTAGATATTCCAAATCCCGCAATGTTAATTGTGAGTAGCACCACAACAGGTGCGTCTGCAGGAAAGCTTATAGATTCCGCAGGAGATTTTGTTAATAAAGGGGTAAAGGTTGGTGATATTGTTTATGGAGGGACAACTGTTGCAGCAACAGTTACAGGTGTAGATAGTGATACTCAGCTAAGCGTTAGCACAGCGGTAGGCACTACAACAGCATATAAGATATTTAGCAATGAGACCCCTAACAATGGATGCGTATTATATGTAGGAACAGGAGGGGATTTAGAAATAACCACAGCCGCAGGAGATACGGTTGAGTTTGCCAATATGGCGAATGGTACATTTTTACCTGTTCAAGTATTAAGGGTTTTAGCCTCCGGAGCCACTGCTGATATTGTTGCACTTTGGTAAACTTCTATTCTACCGTATCGGTAGATGTAAAAATAAATTATGAAATAATTAGCGATGGAAACGATTAGTGAAGACACAAAAATAAACCTTTCACCAAGGAACTTTATTTTTATGGCAGGGTTAATAGGAACCTTTGTAAGTATGTACTTCACTCTCCAAGCTCAGATTGAGGAAGCTAAGACATTACCTGCCCAAGACCAAGAGGTAAAAGAGGCAGTAATAAAAACCTCCAATGAACTTACATTCATTAAGGAGGAAATCACAGAGATTAAGGGACAACTTCAGATTATGGAAGAGCGTCTCTACGAACTTCAGAAATAAATTATGGCAAAGGTATGTAGATGCTGTGGTCAAGAAATCAAGAGCAATTCAAAATACCTATGGATTCTTGACAATGGTCACGGTGGAATAATCGACGGAATTTATCAGACAGCAGGAAAACGTAGTCCTATTTGGGCAGATGGAACTCAGCTATTCGAAGGTGAGTTTAATCGTTCTATAGTAAAACGTATTGCCAAGTATTGTGATGATAATAATATTGATTACATAAACTTGGTTAATACCAATGAAGATGTTCCATTATCCACAAGAGTCAAGATGGCAAACGAGGTGTATCGTGAGTCAGACAAGCCTTGTATATATGTTAGCATACACGCAAATGGATTTAGTGATGAGTCTGCAAACGGTTGGGAAGTGTTTACGTCTCCGGGAGAAACCAAATCAGACCATATAGCAACAGTTCTGTACGAAGAGGTAGAGAAAGAGTTTCCGGATTCTTATAACGAAAGCATTAAGTTGCGAAAAGACACAAGCGATGGTGATGTAGACAAGGAGTCGAACTTCTATGTGCTTATACACACTGCTATGCCTGCTATATTATCAGAGAACTTTTTTATGACAAATGAAAAAGAATGTAAGACATATCTCTTGAGCGAGGAAGGTAGAGACCGTATTGCAAAGGCCCACATTGAAATGATAAATAAAATCGAGAACGAATGAAAGAAATATTGACTAGACTATTTGGAAAGGGTTCGGGGGTTGTTGAGCAGGTCGGAGGGGTTGTAGACAAATTCATTAGAACCAAAGATGAGAAGGCTCAGTTCGAGAAGGAGATGGCAGAGATACTTATCAATGCTGAGGCTGATATGCAAAAGAACGTCACCGAGAGGTGGAGGGCAGATATGACCTCAGACTCTTGGCTGTCAAAGAACGTACGGCCATTGGTTTTGATGTTCTTGGTTTTGTGCACGATGCTATTGATATTTATTGATGCAGGTCGGCTTGATTTTAAGGTTGAAGCAAATTGGGTAGACCTACTACAGATTCTTTTACTCACTGTTATAGCAGCATATTTTGGTGGAAGAACGGTTGAGAAGACAAGAAAGAAATAATTCCTATCTTTGTGAGTAATAAAATTTAATACAATGAAACTTGATAAAAAAGAACTAGAGACTATCCGAGAAATGCAAGGAGAGTTTCAAAAAGCAAAAATTGCTTTAGCAGATTTAGAGCTAAACAAGTACAAACTTCTAAAGACTATTGATGTCTTGAAGGTAGACTTTGGCAAGCATGAACAAAAGCTTATAGACAAATATGGAGCCGACTCCGTTATAAATGTTCAAACGGGAAAGGTAACTAAAGAAAAAAAATAAAAATGGGAAAGATAAGTACGTATGGTAATGTAAATCCGGTTAATTTAACGGATAAAGTTATAGGAACAAATGTTACGGGAACACCTAACAACGTCACTAAGAATTTTTTAATTAGCGACTTGTTGGCATTGTTTCAAGAAAACATAACTCTTCAAAACGTACTTGATGCAGGAAACACAGCCACAGAAGACATTAACCTTACAGGTAATATTTCTCTTGATGGAGGAAACTTTACTTTAGACCCTACCGCTTCTTTATATGTGGGTGGTCTTTTGATAGACTCTACAGGGGCAGTAGGAGCCTTGGGGCAAACTCTTACTTCTGACGCGAGTGGTAATCCTGTTTGGGGGTCCGGTGGAGGTGGAAGTCAAAACTTAGAACAGCTTCTTGCTGTTGGTAATACAGCAACAAACGACATTAATCTTACAGGTGATTTAAACCTTACAGGTAATATTGTAGAAACAGGAAATTTAGAACTTACGGGTAATATTACGCAAGTAGGAGATTATGACCTTACGGGTAATATGACTCATCTAGGAGATTACGAACTTACGGGTAATATAACTATGATAGGTGACCCCGATATAACAGGCGATGTAACACATTCGGGAAATTACTTGTTTGAGGTTGGTCAGTTTTCATTTGAAGGAACTTCTACACTTCTTTTAGAGGGTGCAGTTAAAGACTCAACGGGTACTTTAGGTTCAGATGGTGAGGTTCTTGTTTCTGATGCAAGCGGTAAATTTAATTGGCAATCTTTATCTCAGTCACCAACTACCACTACAGTTAATGCTTTTGATGACCCTGTAGCAAATGCAGATATAATATTTTATAGTGCAAGTGGAGCAGGTGGTACGATTAATTTAAACGCTGCATTAGTTGAAGCAGGCAAAAAGGTTGTTCTAGTTAGAACATCTACCACTGCTGCTGCAAATATAAGCTCTAATGGCGGAGCATTAATTAATGGAGCTGCTGCAAAAGCATTACCAACGACACTTTATTCCGGAGTCACCTGTATATGTGATGGTACTGATTGGTACTGCAGTGCCGGACAGCCTTTATAAATTTAATTTAATGGACGTTAGAAAAATATCAATAGGGACAGATTTTAAATCTTCAATGAACTACATAGTAGGTCAAGAGGTTTTAAATGGAAACTATGTGATACACCTAATAAAGTTCAATTCAAAAAATTCTTCATACAAGCTTTATATAGAAGAAGTAAATGGAGACGTAGTTGTTCTTTGGAAGGAGTTTAACTCTAACCTTCCTATAACAATAGAATACAATATAAACTTTTGAAATCACCAACTCAATTTATAGTTACACCATTTAAGGGGAAACGCTACGAAAATACCAAAGACATAGGAGGTCTTGATTTAATAATAAGCACATCAGAAGAAGACCATAGGTTCTCAAATAGGTATGCTGAGGTATTGTCAACGCCACTTTACTACAATGGAGAAATAAAAAAAGGAGATACTCTTTTAGTTCATCACAATGTATTTAAGTTCTACAACGACATGAAGGGTAGAAGGCAAAGCGGAAAGAGTTTTTTAAAGGATGACATGTTTCTTGTAGACCCGGACCAATTTTATATGTACAAAAATGAAAATGGTTGGAACTCATACGATAGATATTGTTTTGTAAAGCCTGTTCCTACAAAAGAATCTTACATATTTAAACCTTTTACTGAAGAGCCATTGGTGGGGGAAATGAAATATCCAAATGATTACCTTTTAAGTAAAGGAGTAAAGGCAGGTGATAGGATTAGTTTTAAGCCGGAAAGCGAGTATGAGTTTACTGTAGATGGAGAAAAACTTTATAGGATGTATGACCATCAAATAACAATGCTAGTATGACACCTACTGAACTAAAAGAAGATATTATAAAGGCAGGACGTATAGCTGTTCAACAGCTCATCAAGGTAGCCAAGGAAGAAATCATCAGACACGACCCCGAAGACGAACTTGCAGCGGATAGGTTAAAAAATGCTGCAGCCACAAAGAAGCTTGCTATCTTTGATGCTTTTGAAATCCTAAATAGAATAGAGACGGAGAAAGAAGCGTTAGAGCTTAGTAAGAGTGGTAAGAATAATACGGATTCAAAACAAGGGTTTGCAGAAAGACACGCAGAATAATCTATACAGGGTCTTAGAAGATTATATCCCAAAGACTGTAATCACCAACAAAAACAATAGTGGAAGTTGGAAGTATGGTTATGACTCAAAATACGATGTGGTCGTAATATCAAAGACCGGTCAGATAGGAGAGGTGGTAAGCATACAGGGTCTACCTATTGCTTTACCTAAAGCACCTAAAGAGTGTCGTCAGCGACACTCAAAAAAATCAGAACAATATTGGGAGCGAATTAATACACCTAAAGAACTAAATAAGATTCAATCTATATTTCAGTGGAATGAGCAACACGCTACCTTTAAGAACAGATGGGTTGACTACATAGAAGAGGAGTTCAACAGAAGGGAAGAAGGGCATTGGTTTATGAACAATGGCAAGAAGACATATATAACAGGAGGGCACTATATGTATCTTCAATGGACCAAGATTGATGTTGGATATCCGGACTACAGAGAAGCGAATAGAATACTATATATATTTTGGGAAGCATGTAAAGCAGATAGCCGAAGCTTTGGAATGGACTACCTTAAGATACGTCGTTCCGGTTTTTCTTATATGGGCTCAGAGGAATGTGCAAACATAGGAACAATATCCAAAGATTCAAGGATAGGTATACTTTCTAAAACAGGAGCAGATGCTAAAAAAATGTTTACGGATAAGGTTGTTCCTGTCGTAAACAACTACCCATTTTTCTTTAAGCCCATTCAAGATGGTATGGATAAACCTAAAACAGAATTAGCGTTTAGGATTCCTGCCTCTAAGATTACAAAAAAGAATATGTATGATGTCTCTGATGATGAGATGCAGGGTCTTGATACCACAATAGATTGGAAGAATACAGATGACAACAGTTATGATGGTGAGAAGTTGTTGTTGTTGATACACGATGAAAGCGGTAAATGGATTAAACCAAACAACATACTTAATAATTGGCGTGTAACAAAAACTTGTTTGCGTTTGGGTAGTAAGATTATAGGCAAGTGTATGATGGGCTCCACTTCAAATGCTTTAGCGAAAGGTGGTGGTAACTTTAAAAAGCTTTACGAAGACTCAATGCTTACGACACGAAACGCCAATGGTCAGACAAAGAGTGGAATGTATTCTTTGTTTATTCCTATGGAATGGAATATGGAAGGGTTTATTGACAGATACGGTATGCCGGTATTTAGGAAGCCTCCTGTTTCTGTGTTAGGGGTAGACGGAGAGATGATTTCAAACGGGGCTATTGATTATTGGGAAGCTGAGGTTGAGTCATTAAAAAATGATGCAGATGCTCTTAACGAGTTTTATCGTCAGTTTCCACGCACAGAGTCACACGCATTTAGAGACGAGAGTAAAGAGTCTTTGTTTAACTTAACAAAAATATATCAACAAATAGACTATAATGACTCCATGATAAAAGAGCATCATATAACAAGGGGTTCTTTTCATTGGAGAGACGGCATAAAAGATAGCGATGTAATATTTAGCCCGGATTCGAGAGGAAGATTTAAGGTTTCTTGGACACCGCGTAAAGGACTTAATAATCGAGTTGAGGTTAAGAATGGAGTTAAGTATCCGGGGAATGAACATATTGGCGCATTCGGATGTGACTCCTATGACATATCCGGAGTAGTAGGCGGAGGAGGTTCTAATGGTGCTCTTCACGGCCTAACTAAGTTTAGTATGGAAGACGCTCCTTCTAATGAGTTTTTTCTTGAATACGTAGCACGACCACAGACTGCAGAAATATTTTATGAAGAAGTTCTAATGGCATGTGTATTTTACGGTATGCCTATACTTATAGAAAATAACAAGCCTAGACTTTTATATCATTTTAAAAACAGAGGGTATAGAGGCTTTTGCATGAACAGGCCCGACAAAACGTATAACAAGCTGTCTAAGACAGAAAGAGAGCTAGGGGGTATACCTAACACAAGTGAAGATGTAAAACAAGCACACGCGGCTGCTATTGAGTCTTACATAGAAAAATATGTCGGTATGGATATGGATGGAACTTTCAGAGAAAATGACGTAATGGGTACTATGCCGTTTGTTAGAACCCTTGAAGATTGGGCTAAATTTGATATAAACAATAGAACTAAGTATGATGCCTCTATTAGTTCGGGGCTTGCAATAATGGCGTGTCAGAAACATCTATACACCCCACAGAAAAAAGAGTCAAAAATAAAGATTAACTTTGCAAGGTATAGTAACACAGGAACATTAAGTGAGATAATCAGATGAGAGACGTAAAAATAAACATTTCATCTGCAGGTTTCCCAAGTCAGTTTGTATCGGATGCCGAAAAGGCTACGGACGAATTTGGATTACAGATTGGACAGGCCATTCAATATGAATGGTTTAAGAAAGACGGGCAACAATGCAGATTCTACAGTCAATGGAGAGACTTCAATAAATTAAGACTATACGCAAGAGGCGAGCAGTCTGTTGCAAAATACAAAAATGAACTTGCTATAGATGGTGACCTATCTTATCTTAATTTAGATTGGACACCTGTACCTGTTATACCAAAATTTGTTGACATTGTTGTTAATGGAATGTCAGACAGATTATTCAAGGTAAAGGCTTACGCTCAAGATGCGCTTTCTCAAGCAAAGCGTAGCAAATATCAAGACATGGTTGAGGGGCAAATGGTGGCTAAAGATACACTTAACATTATAAAGGATAAGACAGGAGCTAATCCTTTTATAATAGACCCCGAGGAGCTTCCAAACACAGATGAAGAGCTTTCGTTGTACATGCAACTTAACTACAAGCCGGCGATTGAAATAGCTGAAGAAGAAGCCATAAACACTTTGCTCGAAGAAAATCATTATGAAGACATAAGAAAAAGATGTGATTATGACTTGGCCACTTTGGGTGTAAGCATGGCAAAACACAACTTTCTGAAAGGAGCAGGAGTAGAAGTGGAGTATGTAGACCCTGCTAATGTCGTTTATAGTTATACAGAAGACCCATATTTTAAAGATTGCTTTTATTGGGGAGAAATTAAAGTATTGCCTATTGTTGAGCTTTTAAAGATAGACCCTTCATTAACAAGAGAGGATTTAGAGGAGATAGGTAAATACAGTCAAAGTTGGTACAACTATTACAATGTTGCTCAGTATTATGAGAACGATATTTTTTATAGAGACACAGTTACTGTTATGTACTTCAACTACAAGACCACAAAGAAAATGGTCTACAAGAAGAAAATTCTTGAGACAGGTGGTTCTAAAGTTTTAGAAAAGGATGATACTTTCAATCCTCCACAAGAGATGATGGATGAAGGTAGGTTTGAAAGATTTGAAAAAACTATTGATGTTTGGTACGATGGAGTTATGGTTATGGGAACTAACATTTTGCTAAAATGGGAGTTGGCTCATAACATGGTTCGTCCAAAATCATCAAGTCAACATGCGTTGCCAAACTATGTAGCAGTTGCTCCAAGAATGTACAAAGGTGTTATTGAATCATTGGTTAGAAGAATGATTCCTTTTGCTGATTTGATTCAAATAACTCACTTAAAACTTCAGCAAGTAATATCTAAAGTTGTCCCCGATGGTGTGTATATAGATGCTGATGGATTAAACGAAGTGGATTTAGGAACAGGACAAGCATATAACCCCGAAGACGCTTTACGTATGTACTTTCAAACGGGTAGTGTTATTGGAAGGAGTTACACTCAAGACGGTGACTTTAATCAAGGGAAGGTTCCTATTAAAGAGCTTCAGTCTTCGTCCGGAGCAAGTAAAACTCAGATGCTTTTAACAAACTACAATCATTATCTAAATATGATTAGAACTGTTACAGGTCTTAATGAAGCTCGTGACGCATCTACACCGGACCCTAATTCATTAGTTGGTCTTCAAAAACTTGCAGCATTAAATTCAAACACTGCAACTCGACATATACTTGACGGCAGTCTTTATATATTCAGAAGCCTGTCTGAAGCATTAACATACCGAGTAGCGGATATATTAGAATATTCAGACTTCAAGGATGACTTTGTAAATAAAATAGGTAAGTACAATGTGAGTATACTTGGTGATATATCTGACCTGTATATATATGATTTCGGAATATTTATTGAAGTTAGTCCGGATGAAGAAGAGCAAGCACAGCTTGAACAAAATATTCAGATGGCTTTACAGAAGCAAGACATAAATCTTGAAGATGCTATTGATATTAGAGAGCTTAAAAATATAAAGCTTGCAAATCAATTACTCAAAGTAAAGCGAGTTCAAAAGGAAGAAAAAGAAATAAAAAAGCAAAAAGAGTTACAACAAAACCAAGCGCAACTCAATATGCAGTCACAGCAAATGGCGGCTCAAACTGCTATGGAAAAACAGCAAGTAGAGATTCAAGGCAAAATGCAGCTTAAACAAGCTGAAGTGGCATTTGAGATTGAGAAGCTTAAGAACGAAGCACAGCTCAAAAGAGAGCTTATGCAGACTGAGTTTGATTTTAACATGCAGCTTAGAGATATAAGTGAAAATGCTTTGCAGAGCAGAGAGACACAAAGAGAAGATGCTAAATCACAACGTATAAGTCAACAAAATACTCAGCAGTCTAAACTGATAGACCAAAGGAAAAATAATTTACCTCCAATGAAGTTTGAATCTAACGAGGACAGTCTTGACGGATTTGATATGGCAGAATTTGAGCCTAGATAGTTAAATAAATTACAAAAAAAATTATTACTAAATTTGTAAAAATTAAATTAAATGGAAATTAAAGTAAGAGAAGTTGGTGGTTCTGAAGAGAAATCACGAGCTGAAGTTGAGCAAGAATTATTAGACAAGGCTGAAAAAGATAATTTTGGAGAAGACAACGCTAACACTGATGGAGTGGAAACAAGCACTGAGAGTGCCACCACCACGGAAGAGCAAGAAGACTTACAGCCGAAAGAAGAAACACAAACTCAATCCTCAGAGTTAAATGAGGAGGACGTTCTTTTATATATTAAAAATAGGTACGATAAGCAGATAGACTCTGTGGGGCAGTTGTTTGATGAGAAAGAATCAAACCAAGAACTCCCCGAAGATGTTGCTGCTTATTTTGAGTACAAGAAAAAAACAGGACGTGGAATTGAAGACTATGTTAAATTGAACCAAGACTTCGATTCTATGGACGAAAACACTTTGCTAAAGAACTACCTTCTATCTACGGAGGAAGGTTTAGATTCTGATGATGTTGATGTTTTGTTGGATGACTACACGTATGACGAAGAAGTTGATGACGAAACGGATATTAAGAAAATAAAGTTAGCAAAGAAAAAAGCGATTGGAAGAGCCAAGAAATATTTCAATGAGCAAAAAGAGATGTATAAACAACCCCTTGAGTCAAGCACGGTTGATGTCTCTGAAAGTGAAAAGGAAGAACGCGAGGCATATAACCAATATTTAGAACAGGCAAAGAGCTTTGAAGAGGAACAAAAACGGAGACGTGATTGGTTCGTGGAAAAGACAAACGAGGTATTCTCAGATTTCAAAGGTTTTGATTTCAAAGTAGGAGAAGACCAAGTGTTGACTTACATTCCCACAAACGCAGAAGAGCTGAAAAAACGAAACTTAGACACGAACAATTTTATGAAAAGGTTCGTTGACGAGAATGGTTTGATTAGTGATGCTGCAGGATTTCACAGAGCTTTAGCTATAGCATCAAATCCCGAAAGATATGCCAAGTTCTTTTATGAACAAGGTTTATCAGCAGGCACTGAGGATGTTACGAGAAAGATGAAAAACATAAATATGTCTGAACGTAAAGCACCCGAAGTGAGCACAAAAGGAGGCGTGCAAGTAAGGTCTTTGAACCCCGACAATGGTCGAGGCTTGAAGATAAAAAAAATAAAAAGAGTATAAACAATTTTAAAAATTAGAAATTATGGCAGTAGATGCTACTCCCGGTTTTGATTTGCAGCCGTCGGCACAACAAGTACCAACGTCAACAAATTATATAACGAATTTTGATTTCTTGAATCAGTATCTTCCGGATACTTACGAGAAAGAATTTGAGCGATATGGGAATCGCACAATTAGTTCATTCCTAAGATTAGTTGGAGCAGAGATGCCTTCTAACTCTGACTTAGTAAAATGGGCAGAACAAGGAAGACTTCATACTAAGTATGTAGATTGTAATTCCGGTGGTGGAGCAACAGACTCTACTGCAACTATAACTGTTAACGATACAGGTGTACCCGGATTTACGGCTACTAACGGTATCGCAGTTCGTGTAGGACAAACAGTTATGATTACGGACAATGCAGGTGGTGGATTCAATAAAGCCATCATTACAGATGTTGACCTTGGAGCTAACGAGTTTGATGTTGCTTACTATGAGAGTGCAGGTCAAGCGTTTGCAGGTGGTCCCGGAACCTCTTGTACTGTGTTTATCTATGGTTCTGAGTTCAAGAAAGGAACAGAGGGAATGGTTGGTTCTTTAGAGGCTGACGATATCTTCTTTGAGAACTCTCCAATTATCTTGAAAGACAAGTATGCAGTATCGGGTTCTGATATGGCACAGATTGGATGGGTTGAAGTAACAACTGAGAATGGTGCAACAGGATACCTATGGTACTTGAAGTCTGAGCACGAAACTCGTTTACGTTTCGATGACTACTTGGAAACTTCAATGATTGAAGCAGTTCCTGCTGAAGCAACAGACGGTGTGAATCCGGATTCCGGAGCTTTAACTGAAGGATTTAAAGGTTCTGAAGGTATCTTCTATTCAGTTCAAACCCGTGGTAACGTATGGTCCGGTGGTAACCCTGTTGCTCTTGCTGACTTTGATGCTGTTATCTCAAGATTGGACAAGCAAGGAGCTATCGAGGAGAATGTTATTTTCCTTGACAGAGACTTTGGATTTGATGTTGACGATATGTTAGCGGCTCAAAACTCTTACGGAGCAGGTGGTACATCTTACGGATTGTTTGACAATGACGAAGAGATGGCACTAAATCTTGGATTCACAGGATTCCGTAGAGGTTATGACTTCTACAAGTCTGATTGGAAATACCTAAACGACCCAACAATGCGAGGTGGTTTGCCTACAGGTGCAGGTTCGGGACAGGTAAATGGATTAATGGTTCCTGCAGGTTCTACATCTGTATATGACCAAATCCTTGGAAAGAACGCAAAGCGTCCATTCCTTCACGTTCGTTACCGAGCTTCAGAAACTGAAGACCGTAGATACAAAACGTGGATTACAGGTTCAGCCGGTGGTGCAATGACATCTTCTTTAGATGCAATGGAAGTTCACTTCCTTTCTGAAAGATGCGTATGTACTATGGGTGCAAACAACTTCTTCATTTTTGAGGACTAAGAGTTGATACAACACAAGGGAGTGTCTTTGACGACACTCCCTTTTTTAAGATTAAATTAAATTCAATACAATGAAAAAAGAAAAACAATACGTTGATAAGACGTACAGATTAATGAGGGATGAAGCACCCCTATCTTTTATGCTTCCCGTCCGAAACTCAAGAAGAAGTCCACTTCTACATTTTGACGAGGACAAAGGAATTAACAGAGCACTTCGCTACGCAGTAAACCAAAAGTCACCTTTTGAAGATGAGCAAGATGGCAATGCTATAGTAGAGCCTATTATTTTTGAAGATGGTATGTTAAGAGTTCCAAGAGCTAACCAAGTTTTGCAAGAGTTTTTACATTATCATCCTTTAAATGGAAAAAGATTTGAAGAGGTAAATGATGAGAAAGATGCTCAAGAGCAAGTTGATAATCTTAATGCGGAAGTCGATGCTTTAGTTGAGGCAAGAAAACTTACCGTAGAGCAACTTGAAACTATGGGTAGAGTTATGATTGGTTCGGGAGCGGCAAACATGACTACTTCTGAGCTTCGTAGAGACATGTTAATCTATGCAAAACGAGACCCAAAGGGATTCATCAGCGCAGTATCAGACCCGCAAATAAAATTGCAATCTAATGTTCAGAGATTTTTTGATGAAAGCTTATTGGGTTTTAGAAATCAAAAGAAAGAAGTATATTTTAATCTTCCCGGAAATAAAAAAAGAATGATGACAATTCCTTTTGGAGAAGACCCGATGTATGTGGTTACATCTTACTTTCAAACCGATGAAGGTGTAGAAATACTTGAGCATCTTGAGAAACATTTGGAAGAATAGTTTTTATATCTTTATTGAAAGAGGGCTTTTAAGAGGCCCTCTTTTTTTTTACTTATCTTTGTGTAAAGAAGATAACGAATGATTAACTCAGTAAGAAATACAGTTCTATCTATACTGAACAAGAACAATTACGGATACATATCTCCATCAGATTTTAATCTATTTGCCAAACAAGCGCAGATGGATATATTTGAGGACTACTTTTATCAGTACAACTATCAAATACAAAAGGAAAACGCTAGACAATCCGGTACGGGGTACGCGGACATCAAGAAAGGATACGAAGAGGTTATTGAAATGTTTTCAGAAACAAAATATCTTACATCAAATTCCAACAATATATTCTTTTTGCCTGCTCCCCTATATACAGGAGACGATTATTATTTAATAAACAAGGTTTTAGGTTTTGAGACAGAGGTTACAACAGGTGCTGCAACATTGGTATCAGCAGGACAGCTTGTAGATGCTGTTGCTTCTTTTTTATCTGAAGTTCAAATTGGCGATGTGGTTGTAAACTCAAGACCTACGCCACCTATTTCTGCCACAGTTACATCTATAGTAGACAATACTACTTTAAATTTATCTGCAGGTATATTCGACGATGTTTTAGACCTTGGAGCCGAGTACAGCATATTTAAACCAAAGCAAAACGAACTTGAAAAAGTTACGTTAAGTAAGATAACAATGCTAAACAATTCTATGTTGACTGCACCATCTAAAATGTTTCCCGCATATACACAAGAGATAGACAAGCTTACAGCCTATCCATCTGCGATAAACTCGGGTGTTCTGTGTCAATATTTTAGATACCCCAAAGACCCTAAATGGACATTTGTTCAGCTTACCGATGGTGAACCGTCATTCGACTCAAGTCAACCGGACTTTCAAGATTTTGAACTCCCTAATGACGATGAACCTTCTTTAATTATGAAGATACTTCAATACGCAGGTATGTCCATAAGAGAGATTCAAGCAGTACAATTTGGACAAGCACAAGACCAAGAGGATTCACAAGAAGAAAGATAAACTATGGCATATATTACAGCATATCAATACTACGAGAACAACGGAAACAATCCGGAAAATGCAAATTGGGGCTCCTATCAGTACGTTAGTCTATATGACATTGTAAACAATTTTATGTTGATGTATAGTGGTAACCATAGCCTCGTGAATAATGAAGAAAGATACAAGGTTTTATTTCACGCTAAGCGAGGTATACAAGAACTTAACTACGATGCTTTCAAAGAAATAAAGATATTAGAGCTTGACGTGTGTGATAGTTTGAGATTTGTTTTACCTCCCGACTTTGTTAATTGGGTAAGAATATCTATATATCAAAATGGAGTTCTTAGACCATTGACGGAAAACATTCAGACTAACTACAGTGATGCTTATCTTCAAGATAACAACTGTAGAATTTTGTTTGACGAAGATGGAAATATCCTCAAGCCGGAAAATTCTAATTTAGATTTCGATAGAATAATGGGTAGCAAAAGGTCAATCTATCTAAATCAAAACAGTGTATACAACAACTATGAAGGTTGGAATATTGATGGGACTTGGTATTTTGACTACAGCATTGGAGCAAGGTTTGGATTAAACACGGAAACGGCAAATATAAATCCCACATTTAAAATAGATAAAAAGGGCGGTGTGATTAATTTCAGCTCTGATATGGCTAATCAACAATGTGTACTTGAGTATGTGTCTGATGGCATGGAAGGTGGTGATGATACATTGGTTAGTGTTAATAAGTTGTTTGAAGACTACATATATGCCTACATTGAGTACAATATTCTTAGCTCAAAAATTGGTACACCCGAATATATCATTGCAAGGCTTAGAAAAAAATCTACAGCTTTGTTGAGAAATGCTAAAATTAGAATAAGCAACATCCATCCCGGAAGACTATTAATGAATCTTCGAGGAAGAGACAAGATGATTAAATAGAATATGGCAAATTTAAAAAGGAACTTTATAGCAGGCAGAATGAATAAGGCTGTCGATGAAAGGCTTGTACCTAACGGACAGTATATTGATGCAATGAATGTTAGGCTTGGCTCTACGGAGGCATCAGAAATAGGTTCAGTTGAAAACTCAAAGGGAAACACTCAGATTACAGAACTTAAATACAACGGCACAGCTTTAAGCTCTGATGCAAAATGTATAGGAGCGTATGAAGATAGTGCCAACGAAACTATATATTGGTTTGTACATGACTCTTCTTTTACAGGGGCAGGTGCGGGAGCCACGGGGAAACTTGACATGATTGTCTCCATGAATGTAAACACAGAGGTAATTACCTATCACGTCATTAGTGTAAAAAATGGTTCAACAAACAACACCACCTTAAATTTTAACCCTGCATATTTAGTTAATGGCGTTAATATGGCAGGTCAAGATTTGTTAATTTTTACTGACAATATAAATCCACCAAGAATAATTAATGTTAGAAGAAATTATGAAGACCCTACGGGAGCACCTTTAATAGACCAATTTACTGAAGAGGAAATACTTGTAATAAAAAAACCACCTGTCACATCACCTTCTATTCAAACGAATGTAATACCCGGTAATGATGATTTTATAAAAGAAAGGTTTCTTTGCTTTTCCTATAGATACAGATATGCTGACAATCAATATTCAGCTACTTCTCAGTTCAGTAAACCTGCATTTGAACCCGATTTTTTTAACGTAACTATATCCACGTTTTTGAACGAAGGAATGCAAAACGCAGACAACAATGTAATCATTACTATGGATACAGGTGGTCCGTTAGTTGTTGGTTTTGACTTGTTATATAAAGAGTCTACCAACTCTGTTGTTAGAGTAGTTCAAAAGTTTGACAAAGTTGTAGATGGTATAGCTGATGACACTACATTTACTTATGAGCTAAGTGGATATAAAATATTTACAGTATTACCGGATTCTGAAATCCTAAGAACCTATGACAACGTTCCATTACTAGCAAGGGCTCAGACCCTTATGGGAAATCGTCTTGTTTATGGAAACTATGTAGAGGGTTATGACTTAAAGGACAAAAACGGAAACAACGTCAATTTAAACTTTAACACCTCGTTGCTAACTGAGGAGATATCTACAGTAGATATTCCTACAACAGTTGGTGATACGGGTTATTCTGCAGACCCTGCCAATTCACCGTACCTCGTTCTCAATGCTATAATGGAAATGAACTTTAATGGCATTGAACTTACAGAGGGTTCTACAATATCTATAGACTTTACTTTGGACCACGCAGATTTCACAAGTGACACTGTACCACCTTTAAGTGAGGAACAGCAGCCGGTGGATATTACTTGGGAGTATACTCTTCTTCAAGATTATCCTACTGATGGAACTTCTACAGGAGCATATAAACTTGCTACGTCGGCAGATTTTTTAAATGCACTTGGCACATCGCCTCCCACAGGTACAAGTCTTCCTGTGTATGATGCGACCAATCCCACATCGTGTAATGGGTTCACTCTTACGGATGTTATAAACTGTGCCATTCAAAACACCTTGGATGCAGCAGCAGCAAACCCAAGAACAAAGTTTGAGGCGGGGTATGATGATATTCCTGCAAATGGCAACCAAGGTATAGCTTATGTATTAGCATTAGTTCCACCTGCTGTTACATCGAATGTAATAAACATACAGCTTCCTGCAATGCGAAGGGTAGACGATGTTGTTACCCCAACAGCAAGCACCTATGAATACTTTCAGATAGTTAATCCACTAAATAGATTTAGTTCTGTTAAAAGCCCATTGAGCTTACACAGTGACAGAAACTATGAGGTAGGATTAATATATATGGACGAGTATAATAGAGCTACAACTGCTTTAGTAAGTACCAATAACTCCGTGCAGGTCCCTTGTTCTAATTCAATATTTAAGAACTCTATTCAAGTAAACATACCGCCTTCTCAGCTTGCTCCTTCATTTGCTACAAGGTATAAGTTTTGTATTAAGCCGGACCAAAAGGGATACGATACTGTTTATTCTAACTTCTATGTTCAAGACCCAAGCACAGGTGATACTTACATTTTATTAGAAGGTCAAAATACACGAAAAGTGGAAGAGGGTGATGTTTTAAATGTAAAGAGAGACTCTGTGGGTCCGATTAGCACCTGTACCCAAGTAGTGATATTAGAAAAGAAAGCACAGACAGAAAACTTCTTAAACCCTGCACCCGAAGACGACGCAGGTGATGACATTCCTTTACCTTCGGGTACATACATCAAGTTGGCTACAAATAGCATTACCTTAGACCTACCCGATAACGCTTTGGTTAATCCGGGTAAAAAGAATGTATTTAATAACTTCAACAATGATGACCAACCTCTTATGGTTTATAGAGGTCTTGGTGATTTTACTATTCCCGAAAGAGCAAGGATAGTTTTAAAGTTTAAGTTTGAGAGACTCGGTACAGGAGATGGTAACAATAACTGTGAAAGAAGAATATACGAGTATGAGCGTACTTTTTTTGCAGATGCTGACTATGGTGATATAGTTTTGTGGTTTGAAGGACAGGGAATACAAGGCACATTATCAAGCGGCGAATCAACCACAGGAGATGGTAGTTCTATTACTAATACTTATCTAGCACCTGTATCCTCAACCACTAACGATTACAATATGCCAACCGGAGAATTTACCAATTATTATAGGTGGTATAAAAACGGAACAGACATTAGGTTTATTATGTCGGGGCCGCCGAGATGTGGTAACGGTAACAGCGAAAAGAAAAGGTCATCCATTACTTGTGAATGGCAAATATTTCGTTCAGAAAACCTTCTTGTATTTGAAACGCAACCTCAAGATGCTGAGCCCGATATTTGGTACGAGTCTTCAGACTCTTATGCTATAGACCAAACTACAGGGTTTCATAGTGGTTCTGCCGCTATAGATGGAGGCCAAGACCAAACAGCCGTAGACGATGCGATTGTTAAAACTACTTTTGGAAACTGCTACTCTTTTGGAAACGGGGTGGAAAGTTTTAAAATATTAGATTCTATTGTAGGCAAGCCAATGGAGCTTGGAGAAAGATTCTTCTCTACTTCTGCTGAAGAGTATGAAAGAGTACACAGGTTTGCAGACCTAACATACAGCGGCATATTTAACGATGAGACAAATGTAAACAAGCTTAATGAGTTCAACCTTGGGCTTGCTAATTTTAAGCCGCTAGAGGACTCCTTTGGCTCTATAGAACTAATTGACGGAAGAGAGACAGATATACTTACGCTACAAGAAGACAAAATATCTTATGTTCTTGCAGGTAAAAACTTACTTAGCGATTCTACAGGAGGTGGCTCTATAGCTTCTGTACCCGAAGTGTTAGGAACGCAGATAGCGAGAGTAGAAAAGTATGGTATCAGTAGCAATCCGGAGAGCTATGTGAAGTGGGGATTCTATAAGTTTTTTACTGATGCTAAAAGAGGAGCTTTAATACAGCTTAAAGGCTCGGGACAATCAGAACAACTAACTGTAATTTCAGAAATGGGTATGCGTTCGTGGTTTAGAGATTTGTTTATTGGTAGTGGAGACACTCAGAAGCTTGGTGCTTTTGACCCGTATATGAATGAGTATGTATTGTCATCTAATGAGGTCAAAATACCACAGGAACAACAAGCACAAAACTGTGGGGTTAGACGCACGATTACCGTTACACAAGACGACCCTCTTACCTTTATAGTCAACCTTGGGGAAACCATAGGTGTATCTACAATATCTTACGACATCTTATCTATTGCTTCAGATGCAGGTGCAACAGGAGGCATAACTATAGCAGAAGACTACCAAGGAACATCAACATTTGTTAACACTCTTGGTGCAGGGACTATTAATTTTGACAAAGACAGTGTTGGAGATGATGAAGTTGCTATTACATTAACTGCTTCATCCGGAGCAGGGAAACAAGTAGTTGAGCTTGAAATTACAATAGGATGTCCACAAGCGCAAGAGATAACTCTTACCACTTTTTGTGTTAGTGATGCTGCTGATGCAGGAAAATTCATTCACAATCAATATCAGTGGACAGATGGTTCATTCACATCTGCATTGCAAAGTGAGCAAGTTGAGTTTGCTCCGGGTAAACCAACAATATCCTCACCTATTTTGTCATCTACAACTGTTGTTACGGCACTTCAAGGAGGAGGAATTATTCCTAACAATGGAGACGTATTGTCGGTGATAAGTAATGCTATACCACCATCTGATGATTACAAATTTAAACCAAGCAATAGATTGTTATTTTGCAGGAGTACAACTTTGTACCCGCCTACTTTTTTAGGGTACAACTCTTTACTTACAGACCCCGGTTTGCAGGTTCTCCCACAGACAGGAGCCATACCAACGATTACAGGTACATACACATTGCCGGCAGGAGGAACAGAGGAATATATGTATATTATTTTTGACTATTTTACTTAGAGACATGGCAGGAAGGACAGGAAACTACACATTAACGTACAGCGAATCTTCAAAGGGCTTTCCATCTTTTTATTCGTATTTTCCGGATATGATGATAGGTATGAACAACTACCTATACTCGTTCAAAGGAGGAAACCTTTACAGGCACAACACCAACGAAAAAAGAAATACATATTATGATGTGTTTGAACCATCAATGATAAAGAGTGTCTTTAACGACACTCCATTAGAAAACAAATTATTCAAGACGATTAACCTTGAATCTGATTCAGCTTGGACAGGAGAGTTTAGTTCAGACCAACAATCGGGTGGAAATATAGATGCTTCTTACTTCGTTCAAAAGGAAGGGGATTGGTTTGCTTTTATAAGAAACACAGGCACTACCCCCGCAGATTCAGCAGAATATCCATTGAGGTCTTTAAATGGTATTAGTTCGTCTCAGACTGTAAATTCAGTAGTACCTGCAGCAGTAGAAATAAATTTTAATGTAAACACCTATATAGGTAGCATACTTAGTGTTGGAGATACTTTATATTTTATTCCCACACCTGTTGCCGCAGGGTCAACACCTACTCTTTGTGGAACTGTTACAGAAATAAATATTGACCTTCCTTCGGGAATAAATCAAATTGTAGTAGACACATCGGCAGGAGCTATACCCCCGGGGCAGACTGATTATTTTTTATTTATAAAGAATCAAGTTGCAGAGTCACACGGCATACTAGGGCACTATTGTGAGTTCACTCTTACAAATGATGATGAAACAGCAACAGAGTTGTTCTCTGTTAAATCAGAGGTGATGAAAAGTTTTCCTTAAAATTTCTATCTTTGTAGGAGTATGGAGATATCAGAAGTTTCTACAACAGAAGATTACCGGCCCGAACAGATTCTTGAATACGTTCAAGAAAGTAGAGGTCTTATTTGGGATAGAATAGAAGACTTTCAAAATCAATTAAAAAAAATTGAAGGTTTCCTAGAGCATAAGGCAGGTACACCTCAGTCAAAAGAAATGGCAGAAATGTATCCACTAAAGCAGCATATTGAAGGTGGTCTTTACACAAGAGAACTGTTTATGCCCAAGGGCTCTCTTGTTGTTAGTATGATTCATAAGCAACAGCATCCGTCATTTTTATTGAAGGGTAAAGTTTCTTATTTGACTGACAGTGGAGAACTTAAAACGATAGTTGGCCCCCATACTATTTTTACGCAGACAGGAACTCAAAGGGTTCTTTATATTCACGAAGACACGGAGTGGTGCTGTGTATATAAAACGGATGCAAAGACTTTTGAAGAAGCAGAGGCGGATGTTTATACAAATAACTATAAAGAGTTGCCTCAAGAAACTATAAACAAAATTAAAGGATTATGTCGGGAATAGCGATAGCAGGATTAGCGATACAAGTGGGAACAACCACCGCTTCATTTATACAAGCAAACAAACAAAAGGATTTGCAAAAGGATGCTGAAAAAAAAGCAGAACAAGCTATGAAAGATGCTCGTGCGGCTTTAAACGTTAACTACTTTGAGGACCTTGCTATCAACAAAGAGGCTTATGAGTTGGAGCGTGATGCCACCTTACAGGCACAAGCAGGAGCTTTACAGGCTCTCCAAGAATCCGGGCAGCGTGGTGTCGCAGGCGGAGTTGGAAGACTTGCAATAGCAGGACAACAACAGCAGGCAAAAACACGTACAGCTATGGCAAAAGAGCTTGGAGACCTTGAGAAGCTTACGGCCCAAGAGGAGTCACGACTACGTGACTTAGGTGTTCAGTTAGACTTAGAGGAGGTTGCAGGGGCACAGCAGGCTGCAGCACAGGCACAAGAGATGCGTGCCGCTAAGATAGGCGAAGGAATACAGGGTATTGGAAGCATAGCTCAGCAAGGAATGTCTATGGTCCCATTGTATCAACAAGACCAAGCGGCTCAAGCAGCAGCATTTGGGAAAATGGCACAAACAACAGAAGGAAGTTCTTTAATTAATCAAACTTTAGGGATTCAAAATATACCTCCGGCTTTACGTTCGCAAATGGAAGCAGCCGAGCTCCCTGTGGGAGCTTCGCCTGTAAATCCATTTATGACACCAAAACAATTTAGAGGATTCAAAAGAAATCTTACTCCTCAGCAAAGACAAACATTAATGATGAATCCAATGTTTGCAGACGCATACGGAACTGCTATACAAACCCCGATGCTTGGATATAATCAGCTTAAAACAGACTAAATAAATGGCTACTTATTACAAATACGCAGAGAGGAGCGCAGACTCAACAATAAATTGGGCAAAGGTCGGACAGGGGATGACCGATATGCTTCAAGAAGAAGCACGCATCCGAGAGGAAAAGAAAGCGGCTATCGATGAAGCATCAAGAGAGTATGCAAAAACATTACAAGACTTACCCTCCGGTGATTTTCAAACTGCAAATGAGTTTGCAATTAAGTTTGGTGGTAAGGCGCAGGAGCAGTTGTTAATTCAAGATAGACTTTTAAAGGCAGGCATACTAAAGCCAAATGACTATGCTGTCCTAAGACAGAACCTCAACGACGGAACGACTCAGATGTTTGACTTAGCAAGAGAGTACGAGGCTGAGTATCAAGAGAAGATGGAAAGAATAAATAACGTAGACCCTGCTAAAAGAAGTCAGCAATTAGAATCTGCTTTGATGGCTCAGATAGAAGGACTCAGCAACCTTACAAACGTAGATGCTGTTATTAATCCAAACACAGGAGTAGTTAGCTTAGGTAAGTACGTTACAAAAACCATTGATGGAAAAGAGGTTAGGGTCCTTAGCGATAGCCCTAACGACGTTGCTACGGTTGGTGAGCTTAGAAATAGAATTAAAGCTAAGTACGATTACTTTGATGTTGCTAAAGCAACAACCCAAGCAGCCGATGGTCTTGGAGAGGTAAAGACACAGATGATTATAGCGGCTGAAGCCGGTGGAGACCTAAATAAAATATATGCACTTTCAGATAAGAAAGAAGGAGTGTATTTAACCAAAGCTGAGATGTCAAAACTTCAAAACCAATTAGATAATGACGAAATATCTCAAGTAGAATTTGATGAGATAATGGCGGCTAACTCTTATTCGGGTTCAGAGAAGCTTCTTATTGAGGAGATGTTGGTTAATAAATTTAATGTAACTTCAATACTCACAGAGAATCTATCCGGAACTTTTACTGAAGAGTTTGATGAAGAGAAGGCTAAAGCAGCGCACGCAAGAGGAGACCAATCTGTTATCTTCTATAAGATGACACCAACGGGTCTTGAGGCACAGCCTACAGAGGAGCAAGAGAAGATGGCTTATGATTATTTAAAGACTCAGATACGTAGCAAGATATCTGTAAGCGAAGAAGCAAAATCTGCAGGAGCTAAAACTTATGCACCACAG